TACTTGATGCGGTGAAACATGACATTTGGATTCTTTACAAAATCAAGCCCATCGTTATCCAAATTAAAGATATGAAAGCCGCGAGGATCGTTGTAATCTTGCCAAGTGAGTTCGTATGGATTTCCAAGGTAGTAAATGTCGTCTGAACTAGACTTGTGGTGATAATGACCAGAAAAAGTATGAGAGAACTTACGAAAAATTCCACGATCTAATCCTCCTTCGGATGGCATACCGCGATACATTGCAAATCCGGATATTTCAAAATGACCCATGCAGTGCTTTGCATCGGTGGTCTCAAGCATCATCATACTATCTTCATAATTTTCTGGACAAATCCAAGGCATCATGCAAATCTTATGGGGTCCAACATAAATCTCCGTTGGATCATCAATCACATTAAATGAACTAGAGTATTCTCGGAGCAACAGATCAACCGAGTTAACATCATTCGTATTCTTGAAATAGGTGTCGTGATTGCCAGCCAGAATGTGAACATCAATTCCCATTTGTGCCAAAGGATCAAAGAACATTTCTTTGGCACGTTTGAGTGTATAGAAGTTCATGTACTTTCTGCGGTCAAAAGTATCACCTAACATCAATACGGATTGTACATTTTCCTCTTTGATTTTAGGGAAGAAGGTATCTCTATAAAACTTTTCGTAGAAATCTAAAAAGTGTACTGAATCATTTCTCGCACCAAAATGTTGATCAGTTATTATCGCAATTTTCATTTAGTTGTTGACTCTGTTACCCGGTGACGTAATTCGGTTGTTGAAAAACTATGCTGTCTACTATTGAAATAAACTTGCATTGAGAGATCGTGGCCAGTAAATTGTTTGTCACGATATTCTTCTCCGATGATTCTAACATCGATTGGATAAGAAGTCAATATGTCCTTCAGTTCTTTTTCTGTGGCATATGGTACAATTTGATCTACGTATTTGCAAGCATCCAATTGAATGAATCTTTCCAATACCGATTGAACAGGTTTATTTTTCCAATTCCTATCAATTGTTGGATCAGTTTGTAATCCCACAATCAAATAATCACATTGCGTCTTTGCCTCTTTCAACATCATTACGTGACCCGCATGAAACAGATCGAAACATGAACATGTAAATCCTATTTTCATAATTTACTCCATAAATTTTTCAATGCCTTTCGGCTTCTTTACTGTCTTCAATTCTTTTTTGGTTTTTTTGGCAACTTCGTAGTTCTCAATAAACTCGGCAATGTTGTCATACAGTTCAAACTGTTTGGTTGTACCATCTTCGAACTCCATGGTTTCAAATTCATCCAAAATACCAATCTGTTCGGTAGACTTATACTTCACATACAATTGTTTCTTTTCCTTCTGTATTCTCCTGAGGAAGGCGTAGTAAATGATTTGGGTGAAGTATGCAAATGGGTTTTTGGATTTATTCGGATCAAAGTTCTCAAAATACATCAGACAGTTTTCGATGCCATCCGAAATCATTTCATCTCGGTAAGTATAGTTGATGAAGTTTGGTTTGTGTGAGAGTCCTTCGGCAATTTTCATCCAACATTCACCGATGTAATTTGGTATGTTGGGTTTTGATTTGCCGTTCTTCTCGGCTTCGACACATAGTTCCTTGTATGCAACCAAGGCCTTTAGGAAATCTTCGTTATTGATGTAGTGTTTCTGTTTGTTCATTCAAGTATACCATAAAAAGTTGTTGACAAAGGGCTTGACACGTGATACAGTTCACGGTGTAGCCCCGATGATATTAATGTAATAAAGTTCCTTTAATTGATTCCATTTCTCTTAACATCTCCGCCATATTAACATCTTGTTCTTTTACTTTGGATCTGTTATTCAATATTTCTGCCATCCTCTCCACGGTATTCAGATAGTATTCTTTAAAATCCTCAGTTGGTTCAAAAATACAAAGAACATCTTCATTGTTAATTGCCACTGAATCACCTTTCATAATATCTACCGGTAACCAATGTTGCAAAAGCAGATTTGAATTCCTAACTTCAAACATCATGGGGTTTGTAATTTTAATTTGATATGAATCAAGTTGTTCCATAACACAAATAACATCAATACCATCTTTAAATCTCAAAGCGTAAATGTTATTTTCCATCTTTTAATCCTATGTTATAAAGTTTGAAAGAGAACTTCTCTTCATTATATATTTTCACTCTTTCCACGAAATGTTGCAACGTAAAGTTCATTTTCTTTTTATGTCTGAGGTCGTCTGCAATGTCATAGAGCGTTGCCATTTCTTTACCTTCCGACTGTCTAAGAGATCGTCCAATCGATTGAAGATTTCGAACTCTTGACTTTGACGGAGATGCGAAGATAATATTATGTAAATTCCTAATATTAATTCCAGTAGAAAAAGTCCCAAAAGAAGCCACAACAATAGCATCATTCTCTGTCTCCATAATCTTACGAATATTCTCTCTGTCTTCTGTTTCTACTCCGCCATGTACAAAAAATACCTTGCGGCCGTTTGCTTTCTCTTTAATTATATTATACAATATTTTACCATGTTTTTCAACCATTTGATAAAGTACTAGGGTATTTTTATCTAAACTGATGCATAGATTCCTGATGAATCTATTTCTGTTTTCGGATGTAATAAGGTATTCTATTTCTTCCTGATAAGTGTCATCTTTATGATTTTCACATACTTCTGGTGAATGTTTAAGTACCAGACATTTGATATTGAAAGGTGACAATTGCTTTTTGTCGATCAACTCTTTTGTTGTGATTACCTTCTCTACAGTTCCAAACAAACCTTCCAAAACCAGTTTGTGAGTCTTTGTACCATCTAAAGTACCAGTTAAACCAATACGATACTTTGTCTTGTTTGCGGCAGTCATAATTGTTGTGAGTGACTGTGCCTTGAACAAGTGTGCCTCATCTCCAATGACGTAATCAAACTGTTCAAAGTATTCTTTTGGTAGTTGATACAGTGACTGCCATGTAGAGATAGTCAGATTCTTGTTTGTGTGTTTGTCTTTGCCTTGATAAATTCTGTGTACGTTTTCTTCCACATTGAAACCGTTGTGTGAAGAGTAGTCTTCAAAGTCTGAATATAACTGTTCAACAAGAGAAGTTGTGGGAACAATAATCAATCCTTTTAGATTCTGATAATCTAGTAACTGTCTAAACAACAAATAAATGATCAGTGATTTGCCGGAAGCTGTGGGTGAAAGCAACAATGCCCTACGATTTTGTATTGCATGAATAAATGCTTTTCTCTGATGTTCTCTTACATCGATTGGTTTGCCTTGTGAATGTAGATTCAAGGTCTTTACGAACTTATCGAAATGATAAATTGAATATTCGTCTTGGGTTTCTTCTATTGAGTAGGTGTAGTTGCGTTCTTCACAGAACTCTTTTAGATTGTTGTGTCGTTAAGTTGAACAGACGAATCTTACCGTCCCAGATTCGATTCCGATAGGCTGGAACGAATTGGTAACCTGGTACAAAGAACGTGAAATACTCTGACAGTTCCATCGCAAGGTGGCGTTCACATACCACTTTGGCGAACACTTCATCCTTCTTTGTTATGATTAGATCATTGTCCTCCAACGAATTTCTCCCATGAAATAAAGTCACGTAATTGCCATGTTCTCTGTTTCAGTTCATTCATAATCGATTCAATGACTGATACAGTTTCATCATGGTATACTTTCTTTTCAAGTAACTTAATCAAGTCTTTGTCTGCTTCAAGATATGTGGAGATATCCGATTTGAGTGCAAACTGAAATGGTTCCCAACCATATTCTTCCAGTTCTTCTTGAGACAATTTACCAGTGAAGTATTCCCATTTGACTTTACGCATACGAAGATAATCGAAATGTGCCTTTTTCGATGCGATCTTGTGTTTGGTTAGAAATCCAAGATACTTGCTGTGCAGTGTGGGTATTTTGATAAGTTCTTTGCTGGGTTCCGTTTGGTCTATGACTGCATCGGTTTCCCACATTTTCAATATGTTTTCAATTGTTTCCATAATCGTTTCACAAATTCAGTTTTTATTATACAGGACAACAACTTACGTTAAATAAATTGTTTCAAAACATTATAAAGGTTTTCAGTTAAATTGTCAAGTACTTATATGATTGATACCTAAAAGTTGCATTGCATGTAACCACAGTGTCGGCTGATAGTCTGGTATCAAAATCAATGCTCGACATGGTTAATGGAAAGACATTTGTAAAATCAATTCTTAAAATTGGATTATTCAAAGCACTCAGAATAGTTAATGTTGCATCAGAAAAATATTTTTGTTGTTGAAGTTCACGATTTGCTGTTCTTCCACCAAAACCATCCGGATCAGCAATTGAAATAAACCAATCATACAAATTTTTCCAAGACTGCAATTCTTCATCTATTATGAAAGAAATGTCCAATGGTTCGTATGTCAGTTTTGTACCAGGAGAATACAAGTCTAGAAATGGTGTAACTCTGTCCACTTCACCTAAAGAAATACTTGGTATATTAACTGATTGACAAAAATATTGTGTCGTAGCAATTCTACTGAACGTCAACAAGAACTTTGTTGGTTGCAATAGATTTGTATTTTCTGGATTTCTATTCAGTGCGCTCATTTAAATCTCCTTGTAGGTATTTAGGAGCCATAAAAAAAGGGACCAATTTCTTGGTCCCTTTAAAGTGTCACTCTTAACGGTGACTTACCGATTACATCAGGTTCTTAACTTGGAAGATTCTGTAGTAAACGTTGCTACGTGCGTTCAGAGCACCGTTGCCAGTTGTCAGACCTGTTGCGAATGGGTTTGCAACCATGCCGTAACGTGTCTTGAATCCAATCTTTGGTTGGAATGTGTACTGGTCAACTGCACGAACCATTTGCAGAGGAACGTATGGGCAGTAGAACAAGCCTGCGTCATAAGGAGAAGTACCCTTATAACCAACTGTGACCAATTCTTGGTTGGATGTGTATCCACCGAAGTATGGGTCGATGTAGACCTTGATACGACCATGTAACAGACCAGCGAAGGTGTTACCTGTGTCGTCAACTTGCAGGTCAGCTTGCAGAGCAGGTGTATATTGCAGAACACCAGCCATAGCCATAGCAGAAGCAACGTCTGAAGAAACGATCAGAACGTTACCTTTTCCACGACGAGTCTGCTTAGCGATAACGTTAGCATCACGTTCGATTTGGAAAATCAGGCCTTTGAAACGCTCAACAGACCAACGACCGTTAGAGTCTGTGTCTAAGTCGAACACACCAGCGGTTGTTGTGCCGTACTGAGCACCGCCAACAGCGCATGTGTAGATTGTGCGGATAACTTCACGGTTGATTTCAGCAAGAATCTCTGTAGACAGAATGTTTGACAATTCTGTTTCAGCATCCAGACCATGAACTGCTTTCAGGTCTTGTGCCAGTTCCAGAGAGTACTCAGCCTTCAGAGCACGTGATTGAGCAGTTACAGTAACTTTCTCAATGCTGAATGCCATCTGGTTGAACATACCTGTGTCTGTGTCTGCACCCAGGCCTTCAGCACGTGATGTTGTCATGCCGATACCAGTTGTGTAACTGTTAGCAGTAAAGTCTGCAACAGAGTTTGTTCTAACGTCTGTTGTGTTGTTACCACGGAAGCCATACAGGTTAGTAGAAGAACCAGCACCAGAGAAGATGGTGTTGGCTTCGTTGAAGAAGGCTTCGTTTGTATTAGAAGGACCGCCAGATTGTGTGTCGTAACGAGCACGCATTGCGAAGATCAGGCCTGTAGGACCTGTCATTGGCTGAACGCCAGCAACGTCATAAGCAATCAGGTTAGGCAGAGCACGACGAACCAAGCTGATTAAGATTGGGTCATAGTTTGAAACACCACCAGTTACGTTTGTTGGCGCAGCTGAGTATGTTGTTTCATTCAGTTGTTGTGCAGATTCCTTCATTGCTTGTTGTTGGTTTTCCAACACTACAGCAGTAACGGCTTTCTTATATGGATCTGTAATTTTTTCCAGTTCTGGGTGTTCCAGAACAGGAGTCCATTTCTTTTGTAATTCTTCAGATAGAAACATTGATTTCTCCTTGTGAGTTTCTAATATTGGTAAATTTTATTTATTTAGCCAATGTTTTTGAGATTGTTTTTGCATACATGTTGATCATTGGATCGGCAGAAGGTTGTTCCTTCTTTTCTTCCTCGATCTCCACCGCTTCGTTCAGAGCAGAACTGTCCGCAGGTTTAACTGCTGCACTGAAATATGATTGTCTCAGTGTAACTAGTTTGTCCGCGAAATCTTCGTCAGTGGTAAAGTCAACACTCTCTGCGAGTGATTTCATTTTTTCCACTTGAGTCTGCGTTAGGCCCTCACATACTGCATGTATAGCCTCATTCTTTTTGTGTTCGTTTAATTCCTTCTTCAACTGAACAGCAGATTCGATCTGTTCGCTGATTGTGGCTTCAAGTTCTTCAACTTTGTTTGTCAGTTCTTCGACAACATCCACTTTTTCTTCTGGAATATCGATATAGTGTTCTTTGAACAGGTCGTGTAATCCACGGATGAAATCTTCAACGATTTCAGAACGCAGACCTTTTTCGATTGCCAGTTGGTTCTCTTTGACCCACTCTTCTGCCATATAGTTGATGTAGTCATCAAGCTTTGTTGCCAGTTCGTCTTTGACTTCTTCAACAGCCAGTTCGAACTCTTCGTACAGAGCTTCTTCAACTTCTTCAACGATTGCATGTGAACGTGCAATAACGGCAGCTTCAAAAATTGTTTGTGCTTTCTCTTTGAATTCTTCAGAGAGATTTTCGCCAGAAAGAAGTGCATCAACGTCAGCATCCATGTCTTCTTTCATTTTTTGTTTCTTCATCATCTTCTTGATCATTGCTTTGTCTTGAGCTTCGTCCTCATGGCCTTCTTTTTCGGCTTCTGCAATGACTTCAGAATCAACTTCTGTTTCTTCTGGAACGGCATGGAAAACTGCGCCAGGATTTGACTGCATTGTTTGTGTAGCCAGACGAGCTTTTACGCGGTCACGAATTGAAGCGTATTCTGTGGCATCTGCTTGAACAGTTTGTGCCAAATCTTTACGACCTTCTGTTTCTGCTGGACCAGACAATTTGCCACCAGGTTGAGCACCGACAGGTGGTGTTGCACCAGGAGGTGTAGCACTTGGTGTGCCTTTTGTATAATCTGGCTTATCGTCATCTTGTTTGTCAACGACACCAGCAACTTCGCCAGCTTCTTTTGTGCCATAAGCAACGGCGCCACTTAGTTTTTGTGGTGCGTCTTGGCCACCATGTTTTGCAGATACGTTGCCTTGCAAAATGTCTTTAGCGGCTTCTGTCAGATTAAATTTTCCCATTTTGAGAATCTCCTTGATTTTATATTGGATATTTATAATTAAAGTTTTTTGATGAAGTTTTCGAAAATTTGTAGACTTACTTTTTCAACATCTTTACGAGAAACTTTTTGAATTAGTTTTTTAGACTCTTCGATATGTTGTTCAGTCCAAATTCCGTTAACAAACACCCATTCTTTACCTTCCATAATGCCTTGAACAAAAGCTCCAGGCGCAGAAGGATCTGCTACGATATCTGCCGCTGTGGCCAGATGAAAGTCATCTTGAACTATGTTAACACCATTGACTGCTTTCAGAGAACCCATACCGCGAGAAGACACACCTAGTTGTGCGCCACCCTCAATTAGGTTCTTTGCAATATTACCCATTGGTGTTTCAAGAATTTTAGCTTTGCCTATCCAATCATTTCCTTCTTGACGTAGACCCACAATTAAGTGAGATACACGGTCGAGATTGATTGAAGGTGTATCTGGATGTCCCAGTTCACCGAAGGCACGATTTTTATTGATGTATTCTTCTGTATAACGAGAAACTTCTTTACGCATAGTTTCTTCTTTATACATACGTCCATTTTTATTTGTTTTTTCGGAAACAAGGAAAGGACCCTCAATGAAAAGGGTTTTCTTTCCATCTTTTTCTTCCGTTAAATAATTTACGGACTCGGTAATTTCTTTAATTAATTTCATTTTATTACCTTGTTATGGACGGATCGAATATTCGCCGTAGTTGAATGCAGCAGGATCGTTGAACTGACCACGCTGGTAGTATTCGTTTTCTTTACGCAATTCTAGAATAATTGTGTAACTTGAATTTGCAACTTGACCTCTTGTAACTATGCCAATGTCTCCATTGTTAAATGATGTTCTATTGGGATTTCTAATAGTGATCCAGTTTCCACCGGCATCGTATTCACCATTACCCTGTAAGAACATGATTGGTACACCTGCATTAGCTAATGCACTTGCGGTGTTTGACCAATACAATTGAACATCACCTGTTGCTCCATCTGTATCATACCAAATACGATTCACATTTAAACCGTAATATGATAGTGTTGTGTTTGCTGCGCCGCCTTGAGAATTTGCAACTAAGAAACCGTTTGTTGCCAAAGCACCATAAAGAGTGTTTGCGGCAATTCTTGCTGTATTGTTCTCTTGGCCAGTACCGTCAAAATCTGCTGTCAGTTTAATGACTGCAAATTGTGTGTCGTCCTTTAGTACTTGATAAGTATATTTGTTGGCCATTTTTTATTCCTAGTATTATTTGAGGTATTTAAGCGTTTTCAACCGCATCAGTTGAATCTTCCGACTCTTCTGGTGCAATTAATGTTTTTGCAATACTCTGTTTGTGAGAATCTATATGTGCCATTACTCTGTCTTGAATGGCTGCATACAATGCATCACGCATATTCTTTGCATCACCTTCATCTGCCAAATCAATTATGTTTCTTGTTACTTCGCTCATCTCTATCTCCTTATAATATACGTTTCAATTTAGTGAATGTAGTATCTTCTAAACTCAAGTCGGCTCTAGAATTTGTTGGTTTCTTTTTGTCGCCTGAATTTTTTGCTGCAGGTGAACTGGCTGCAGGCGTTTGTTCTTGCGGTTGCATATCTTGTTGTATCTCAGCTTGACCTTGTGCCATCTGCAACTGTTGTTGTGTTTGAATGTCACCTGCCATTTGCTGTTGTGCAACTGAGTTTGTTACCTCAACTGGTAAACCTAGACCTTGTTCTTTTTCCAGATCGATTTGATCTTGCATGTCTTTAATTTCATCGTCTGTTAGACGCAACACGTTTTGTTGAATCCACTTCTGTGAGAAGTAACGACCTGTATAAGGATCAACAGACTCCAATAATGAAAGTCTTTCTCTCATTAACTCTGCATCTTTGAGTTCTGTGAAGTTATTGTCTTGAATGAAATCGAAATAGATGTTTTCTTTGAAGGTATCCCACTCTTCAGCGGTACAAATACCTTTTAATACGCACTGAACGCGCATTGCTTGGTCAAAAACATCCGCAAATTTGTTACGCATACGTGCAACAAACTTAGAGAACTTAATTTCATCACGTGTAATTTCTGATGAACGGCCTAGAGAAAAACTTTGATTTGTTTCCAGTCTAGAAACTGGGACATTCAATGCACCATATAGTTTTTTCTGGAAATATTTAACGTCTTCCAGTTCACCCAGGTTTTGACCGCCTGGTAGTGTGGTGATTTCTGTGCCCTTACCACCTTCTCTACGTGGTAACCAGAAGTCTTCCATCATGGATAAGAACTTTCTGTCGTCACGGATTTCACCGGTGTTTGCGTCATATACAAGTTTGTTTTTGTATTTGACCATAATGTCACGCAGGTATTGTTCTGCTTTTAACTTTGGTAAATTGCCTACGTCAATATAGAAGATACGGCGTTCTGGCGCTCTAGAGATACGGTAGATAACCGTTGCGTCTTCAATCATACGCAACTGGTTCAGTGGTTTGATTGCCTTGTGTAGATAACTTAAAACAACTGCACGGCGCGAATCCATGAGTCCTGAGACTACGGAGATAATAGAGTCTGTCGTGATACGAACACCAACAGGTCCATAGTTGGAAGAACTTCCAGTGACAACCTTGTCATTATACAGATAATACTCATTGACTGTTGCCATTATCTCTGCACCAGTTCTTTCATCTTTTTGTTTTTTGATCTCACGAACCTTGCGTAGTTTACGTGGATCAATATATCTCAATTCTTTAATACCTTCAGCAGGATTTTCTTTGTCGATGATGATGTGGTAATACATTCTACCATCAACATAATATCTACGAAAGATATCGTGAGCCATATTATTGTAGTTCAACAATTTAAGAATGATGTTGAACTCTTCTTTTAAGGCTTTTTTGATTCTGTCGGGTTGTTTTAGGTTGTCTAAAACGATATTGATAATTTTGCCATCATCGTCTTGGCAAATAGCTTCATTAACTATGTCATCGATTGCAGATTCGATTTCTGGTTGCATAGACATTTCGCGGTATCTAGAAATCAATTCGACTTCGTTCTTTGCGGTACCGTCTAAGTCAACATATGTACCATAATAAGCGGCTGATGAAATAGTTAATGCGCCATCATCTGCTGCCGGAGGCGCAAAGGATTGCTGGAGAACATCTTCCTGTTCCCTCTTATCACGCGAGATTGTAAAACCAAAAAGTGAAAATTTATTTGTATCGGCCATGTTTTTTAAAAATTAATAATAAAATCAACTAATCATAAGTGGAAGAGCTTTGCAGCTCTTCCGTTTAAATCAATATTTAACCACTTTAACCTACTGCGCCAGGAGGAGTGGAATTGGTTTCCCAATACTGATAAGCAAATGTTACTGTGAATTCTTCGATAGCATCGTTTGAACCCCAGTCTAAGTCGATTGCAGATATGTCGATTGGGAAGATACCAACAAAGTTATAATTCTTTAAGGTATTTCCTGTTTTGCCATATTGCACAACATTTGCGTCAGTTGTATAACCACCAACGGTTGTTGCTGGACCAGAACCATTTCTTAGTGCAACTCCAGCTCTTGTGTTTGATCTGTGATTGTTGATTGCATTCATCCAACTTTCCATTGCATTTCTGATCAGGAAGTCTTCATCGTTAACAATCGTAATTGTCCAATCTGCGAATGATCTGTTACCAGCAAATTTCATTTCACGACCAAAGTAGAACATAGGTACTGTTCCGATTGTGGAACCAGGTAACTGTGCCGACTTGGCCATGAATCTGACTTTGTTTGTTGCAGCTTGTGCAGATAGTGCATAGCTTGGTAGAATCATGTCTACAGAAAACAGATTGGCACGTGCGCCGTCACCAATCATGTTTGATCTGAATTCTGCTACATTAAATGCCATTTTTTTCTCCCGTTATTGTTTATTTATTAAGCTGCACCAACAACTGTGTTAAACTCAACACCCGTAGCAACAGCAACAAAATTCAATTGAATGTAGTTAATTGAACGAGCCGGCTTAATGTAAATATCACCAACAAATTGATTGTTGTCAATAACTTGTGGTGTATTATTTGTTGCATCGCAAACAACTTTAAAGTCAACGATACCACGGCGACCTTGAATGTCACGTAGGAATGGAGTAATCAGAGATACGAATTGTGATCTTGTGAATTCATCATTCAATTCGAACAGTGAGAACTTAGATGCCTCAGAGATTGCCTTTTCCAGAACAATAAACAGTCTACGCACATTGATACGATCAAATGCTGAAGGTTTGTTCAACAGTGTCTTGTCACCAAACAGTATGGTTCCTTGACCTGGGAAGGAAACAACTGGGTTTACACCTGCTGCATATAGTGTGTCACGATATGTTTTTGGTGGGTTCCAAGCCAGTTTGATAACGTTCTTGATAGCGCCACGGTTGTAACCTGCTGGAGAGAACCAAGGATCTGTTACGTTGTCGGTGTATACACATAGACCAGCAATATCACCGTTCAGTGGAATCCAACGATATACGTTATTGTATTTGTCGAACTGGTATTTCCAACCAGAGTCAGCAACAACGTATGATGAGGAACGTGACAGTGTTGACAACCATGTGGTAATATTTGTTGTTGCAGTTGCATCTGTTTCATTAACAACATCACCTTGAGCAGGTGAAATGAATGCAACGCAGTCTTTACGTGCATTAACAACGTTGTCGATAACGTATTGTTGAACTGTTGTGGTTGCATCACCAGTTACAACTAGAGAGATATCAACTGTGTCTTTGTTACCAAACATGTCCCAACCGGTTTGCTGATTGGCGGTAGATGGCAATTCATCGTTTCCGCCACCCAAAGATTGGTATGTATTTAACGCATTTGCGAATGTTTTACCTGCAGCTGTTGTGCCCCATGTTGTCACAGTATTTGAGAAATCTACAGGTGCAACTGAATACACATAACTTGATGTATCAAAAATTACTTGTTTGTAGTAGTTTGATTGACCATTAATCTTTGCGTCTGATGCTTTTGAAACAAATGGGAATGTTTCTAACACGGTGCCTTTGACACCAGTAAACAGACCATCTTCATCGACAACAACAACGTGCAGTTCATCATTTGAACCACCTAAAGAAGTTGTGTAATCAGATGTGCCTGGTGCTGATGTGAAAAGTGCTTTGTGTTCCCATGTACTGAATTGTGTGCTGCTTGAACAAACAGAAACGTTTAGAGAATTGCCTAATACGCCAGGGAATCTGGCCATGAAAGAACCATAAGTGTTTGTATTTGCGCTTAGATAAGATTCTTGGAACACATCTTCATTATCAACCTTAACAGCTTCACCTGACGTAACTGTCGCATTTTTGCTATTTGTGCCAACAGCACGGACAACACTTAAGTTATTTCCATATGCCAAAAAGTTTGCTGCTGAAAAGAAAGATACAGCAGAGTTTGAACTTGGTTGACCAAAAGTTTTGAGTAAAGTGATTTCACTGTCAATCAACTTAATTTCTTGTGCTGGACCCCAATCGAAAGTTCCAACAAAAGCACCGGCGGTTGTAAGTACAGAAGGGACTACTGTTGTTAAGTCTACTTCTGAAACATTTACGCCTGGAGAGATTTGAAATGCCATTTTATTCTCCTTGAATTAATATTTGTTCTTTTGGCAGTTGAATACCATAATGGTTATTTATGAAACATTGTTTTTATAAACCACTTAATGTCTTTCTCACGAAGTTTGCATATGTTTCTCCTCCATTTGCAACTTCCCAGATATCTCCACCCA